CTACCCTACCTAAGGAAATATATGGCTAAGCCAGAACTGCCTCGGTTCACGGATCTCCATCTAAATAATGGAGCCTTTGAACTGAGCTTTCGTTCCTCGGATATGCGGGTAAATGAACGCATCATAATTCGCGGTGAAGTCGATGGGGTTTTCCCTAACGATATCATCGGTGAACTTAAGATGCATCAAGAACTCGTAGATCTTGAGAACGACGGTGAAATTGTGTCTCGAGTAAGTATTTCTACCTCGAGCCACAACTCACGTATTCTGATCTCGGCTATATATGCTCTCTTAGGCATGGATAAGACCGGGACGGTTTAAAAAGTTATAAAAGGGAGGTGTTATGGACGTTAACTTTTTTGAAGAGATTGGGAAGATCATTGACCAGTTGATGTTCTGGTTAATGACTCTTCTTTCTATCTTTAATTAAGCTTTAGGCCGGTTTCGACCGGCTTAAGCGCCCGTGACGTCTCCCTAATATGACTAGTGGGTACTCGTTGCCCCCCATCAAACTTAAGGAGATACCATGAAGGATGACTTTCTCAGCCTAAAAGACTGGTTAGTGTTGTCCCTCGTGATTCTCCTGTATATTTGGTGGACTGGCGTACCGTGTGGACTTGAGGGCTGTATCTTTTTATGAGTACAATACCCTCAGACTACCTGTTACAACATCCAGAAATAGCTCCTCCGCCAGGGGGTTACCCTGTCTCTGTCCTACAAAGTAAACGTGAACGGTTAGCATTCAGCTTTTACTATCAAAAGCGGTTGGTTAGGGCTATACCCGAGAAGGACTTATCATCCTTCACTAAGGTAAGCTTCTTCCTACCCGTTCTTGGTAGTTTCTCGCTGTTTGCCTTCCTTCATTATACAAAGTGGGGTCAGGGCCGGAACGTAAGCCATTCTGTTCGTATCCTACCTCATGTGCGCGTCTTGCCGAAAGGCGGCGTAATCGTGACATTGGACCCGAAGAGTGGCGCTATTCCCGGTGCGATCAAAAAGGCTCGCATCGGTGCCGCTTCTCTGTTGTCACAAAGAGATCGTAGGAAGAAATCAGGTTTTCCTTCTGCACGTGCCTTAAGGGCCAATCCTGAGAGCCGGTCCTACCAGTTTCTGCATATCCACGAAGCCGTTTCTCCCACGGGTAGTAGTATTTCTTCTACCCCCAAGAGTTACGTCCAGTGGCAGCGGATCTGGTCTGGAACTCGAACTCCCAATTTTGCTACCCTAAAGCCTCCCCGTAAGTTGCCGATTAATTCGACGACCTCGAGGATAACAGAAGTTAAGTCCAATAAAGCAGTTCTTTTGAACACGATTCCCTCTACGGGAGCGGGTTCTAACTGGTTTACGGCCTTTACTGAGTTCTATCCTACCCCGCTTGACCCGTATAGTCACATACCGGGTGTAGAGTTCAAAGCCTTGCGTAAGCTGATTGACAAAGCCCAGATTGGGATAGAAGCTAATCTCGCTCAGGACTTTGCTCAACTTCATCAAACCATAGATCTCATCGGAGTAACTGCGAAGAGACTACGCGGAGCCTTAGTAGCGACTAAGTCAGGAAACTTTCTGAAAGCTATTAAGGAACTCTGGCAAGGGAAAGATGCCGTTCTACGAAATGGCGGTAAGCTCCTCCATGCTGAAAAGTCTCTAGCTAATAACTGGCTAGAACTACAGTATGGTTGGAAGCCTCTCCTCCAGGACATTCACGGCGCTTTCGAGTCGCTCGCACAGTTAACTGTGGGCGACCTTTTTACTCGACGGGTGGCAGCTAGTGCGTCTATGGAAGATTACGGTGAGGGTGACCCTATCATGCACTGGCTCGGGCCTACAACTAAAGTTGGCGCGCATTATTATAACGCGCGGACTCGTTGTAAGTACGTGCTTAGGTACAAGGTAGATAATCACCTCATGCAGTTTCTTCAACAGACGGGCTTCACCAACTACCCAAATCTCGTTTGGGAGATATTGCCGCTATCGTTTGTTTGCGACTGGTTCGTCCCCGTTGGACCCTGGCTCGAGACCTTACGGTCTTGGGACGGGCTAACCTTCGTTGACGGATCAGTTACGCTATTCACTCGACGTGCGGCGCAATCGGTTGTTCACTTCAGCGGAGCCGTAAGCAGTGCTCCAGGTCAGCTGTTTGACGAGAACGCTACATACTATCGAGAAATCGTGCAGTTTGAGCGCGGGAGATTAACTGATTTTCCTTCCGCGCACATGCCGCGTGGTTTCAAGAATGGTCTGAAGAGTATCGAGCATGCAGCTAATTCTGTTGCACTTCTGACCGGCTTCTTTAAGCCGAGGTGACGAGAACAGCCATAACGTAACTCTAAGAGGTACCTATGCCCGCAATCGGGCAAGTAAAACTTTCGTCTAAAATCGATAATACGCTGGCTCGTTTAACCAACGATCCAGCAATCGGTGTGACGAATACGTTCGACCCCGTTGGTATCGATGCCAATGGCGTTGCTTCGTACGAGGATGCCAGCGGAGGTATTGCTGTTGGCAACCCACGGCTCTCCATTCAGTTGCGGCGTCCTAATAAGACTAACCGTAACTATAAGGTGACCGTGAAGCTCTTTGTCCCAACTCTCGAAGTCACTTCGCCGTCGACTGGTTCCGGTATTCAGCCGGCACCTACGAAGGCGTATGACTGCGTGTTTGTTGGGGAGTTCATTCTGCCTGAGCGTTCTACATCAACCGAAAGGGTCAACCTTTCTAAGTTGGTGCAGTCACTCTTTATGGGAACGATCAATGCCAGCGATGGGAGTCCCACAGATTCTACTGGGTCTCCTCTCAACGGAATGATCAATTCCCTGGCCGCGGTTTACTAGCGGCCGCAGAATTAACTTAAAAGGGCACACCATGTATTCTAAGAAGCAAGGTGGCAAGTTCCTTAAAGGACTTGCATCGTACCGCGTCGCCAAAGGTATGTTACCATTGGTATGTGAAGAGTTCCTCAGTTCCCTTGACTGTCCTCGAGCGTTGACCGTTTGGTTATTGTTCAGTAACGACGAACATGACCAATTGGCTACGTTAGAGTTCAGCCCTGATCACTATGCTAATTTTGGTGATCTTCGGGATGCTTACACCGCGACTAAGTTCTTATCTAAGTACAAGGGTCTTACCTTGGACAGAGACTTGGACGAAGTTGCGTTGAAGAAGTTCGATGAATTTGAACTTCTTTGTAAGCAGACGAATAATCGCTTCAAATCTCTCGAACGGGACCCGCTTTTTGCCGGTTCCGTCGTCTGGCTGCACAATGCAGTCATTCGTAAAATCGATAGAATTCTGGGCGATTTCAGCACTGAGGAGTTCTTTTCACTGCCTGACTGGGGTCCTGGAGCCTCAACGCTCATAAAGCGGAGAGAAGCCAGTCCAGCAAGAAAATTCCAGTGCGAAACTGGAATAACGCGTGATCTGTTCGACCTTATTGGACCTGATATTTTAAGCCAGGCCTACCCTTTATGGGGTCGCCACCTGCTGGAACAAGGTTTTCCTACGTTCCAGAGTGGAAATAAGGTTATCACCGTAACGAAGGATGCGTCTACTAACCGAGTAATTGCCGTGGAACCTGGAATTAACATCTTTTTCCAGCAATCCGTCGGACGTATGCTCGGGAGGCGCCTCCGTCGTTGTGGGGTCGACTTACGCTATCAGGAGAGGAATCAGCGACTTGCGCAGTTTGGTAGTTATACCAATTCTGTTGCAACCGTCGATTTCTCCTCTGCTAGTGATTCCATAAGCAGTTCCGTCGTAGAGGCGTTACTGCCTCCTCGATGGTTTAGCGTTATGGACTCCTGTCGATCACGCTTCGGGAATCAAAGTGGTCGAGTCATAAAATGGGAGAAGTTCTCCAGTATGGGGAACGGCTTCACTTTTCAACTCGAGTCTCTGATTTTCTATGCAGCTGCTTTTTGCTGCACAGAATTTCTTAACCAAGACACTTCCTTGGTGAGCGCTTACGGTGACGATGTTCTGTTACCGTCGGTTTGCTTTGATCTCTTCAAAGAGTTGGTGAGTTTCTACGGCTTTCGTATTAACGCAAAGAAGAGTCATTTTAACTCTCCTTTTCGTGAAAGCTGTGGTGCTCACTACTACTGCGGTGTTGACGTTAAACCAATTTATCTAAAAGATAAAGTGGAGTCCGTCCTTGCGGTCTACCGCCTGGCAAATGCTATCCGGCGACTGGCTCACAGACGTAATTTTTACGGCTGTGATCAGAAGCTCCGGAGATCATTTGACCTCCTTGTCGCAACGATACCTTCGGGCTTACGCCTGAGGATACCGGACGGCTTTGGAGACGGTGGTTTCATCTCGAACTTCGATGAAGCTGCCCCTAGACGTGCTCGATTTGGTATAGAAGGCTACCTTTTCAAGCAGGTTATGGAGACGAGCTTAGCTCGTTCGGACGAAACAGAGGGCTATTTATTAGCTTCTCTTTGGAAGCTGCCTGAAATCCCTGAATCTATATGGGACGCCGGGCGGCTACGTCATCACCTACTATCTA